GACGCCTACGCTGGTGTCCACAATATGGACGGCATGATGCTGGTGTTCGACGAGGCCAGCGGTATCCCGGACGGCATCTGGTCAGTGGGGGCGGGCTTCTTCACAGAAAACATCCTCGACCGGTACTGGTTCGCGTTCAGCAACCCACGGCGCAATACAGGGTACTTCTTTGAGTGCTTTCACGCCAAGCGGGACTTCTGGACGACGCGCCAGGTGGACGCCCGCACGGTTGAGGACACTGACAAGCAGGTCTACGAGCAGATCATCGCGGAGTACGGCGAGGACTCCAGCCAGGCCCGCGTTGAGGTGTACGGCGAGTTCCCGGCGGCGGGGGATGATCAGTTCATCAGCCCCGCGATTGTGGCCGACGCAGCCGCTCGGCCTCGGTACAAGGACATCACCGCGCCTATCGTCATCGGCGTAGACCCGGCACGAGGCGGTGCGGACAGCACGGTCATCGCGGTCAGGCAAGGACGCGACCTGATCGCGCTGCATCGGTACCACGGCGAGGATACGATGACTGTCGTCGGACGGGTGATCGACGCTATTGAGGAGTACAAGCCGACGCTGGTAGTGCTGGACGAGGGTGGTTTGGGCTACGGAATTCTTGACCGGTTGCACGAGCAGCGCTATAAGGTCGTCCGAGGGGTTAATTTTGGCTGGAAAGCCAAGAATCCGATCATGTACGGCAACAAACGGGCTGAATTGTGGGGCACGATGAAGGATTGGCTGCGAACGGCGTCGATTCCAAACGACCGGGCGCTCAAGGCCGACCTGACAGGGCCGACAATCAAGCCTAACTCGGCGGGAACGATCTTTCTTGAAGGCAAAAAAGAGATGAAAGCCCGTGGATTGGCCTCACCGGACGCTGCGGACGCGATTGCGGTCACTTTTGCGTTCCCTGTGGCCCATCGGGAGTACAATGAGCGGGCACAGCGGCGGGTGGTGACTCAAAACCGTCAGTTTCAGACTACTTCTTGGCTAGGTGCGTAATGGCAACTAAACCCGGACTCTATGCCAACATCCACGCCAAACAGGCTCGAATCAAGGCCGGATCTGGCGAGAAGATGCGTAAACCCGGCAGCAAGGGCGCACCTACCGACAAGGCGTTCAAAGAGTCGGCTAAAACCGCTAAAAAGAGGTAGTCATGCCGCTGGTTAAATCTGCGTCCAAAGCCGCCTTTCGTCAAAACGTAAAGACAGAAATGGCCGCGAAAAAGCCCCAAAAACAAGCCGTGGCGATTGCGTACGCCACTCAGCGTGCTGCGGCTAAGAAGAAGAAGTGATATGGATTACTCCGGGATTGCCGCTGCGGGGAAAGTAGCTAACACCTCTGACATCCTGTCTACGGCTCGTTCTCGCCTGAACATGGCGATTTCGGCCTACAGCGAGACACGCGAGGATGAGATCGACGACCTGCGCTTCTTCGCAGGTAGCCCGGACAATCACTGGCAATGGCCCGCAGATGTGCTGGCGACCCGAGGCGCGGTGCAGGGGCAGACCATCAACGCCCGACCGTGCCTGACGATCAACAAGCTGCCTCAGCACGTTCGCCAGGTCACCAACGACCAGCGGCAGAACCGCCCGCACGGCAAGGTCATCCCGGCTGACGACAACGCCGACGTTGAGGTGGCCGAGGTATTTGATGGTGTCGTGCGGCACATTGAGTACATCTCGGACGCCGACGTAGCCTACGACACCGCCTGCGAGAACCAAGTCACGTTTGGCGAAGGCTACGTCCGCATCCTGACCGAGTATTGCGACGAGGACACCTTCGATCAGGATATCAAGATCGGGCGGGTCCGCAATTCGTTCTCGGTCTACATGGACCCGATGATCCAAGACCCCTGCGGCTCGGACGCCAAGTGGTGCTTCATCACTGAGGATTTGACCAAAGAGGAGTACGAGCGCCTGTACCCCGACGCTGCGCCCATGAGTACCCTGATGAGTCTGGGTGTGGGCGACCAGTCTTTGAGCCAGTGGCTCAACGAGAACACGGTGCGGATCGCTGAGTACTTCTACGTCGATTACACCCGCGCCACGCTCAACCTGTACCCCGGCAACCAGACTGCGTTTAATGGCACGCCCGAGGACAAGCAGATGCGGGCGATGTACGGCAAGCCGCTGCGCTCGCGTCAGGCCGACCGCAAGCAGGTCAAGTGGTGCAAGATCAACGGCTACGAGATCCTTGAGGAGCGCGACTGGGCGGGCAAGTACATTCCTGTCGTGCGCGTTGTGGGCAACGAGTTTGAGGTCGAAGGGCGCGTGTATCTGAGCGGTCTAGTGCGTAACGCCAAAGACGCGCAGCGGATGTACAACTACTGGGTGAGTCAGGAAGCCGAGATGCTGGCGCTGGCCCCCAAAGCCCCGTTCATTGGCTATGGCGGTCAGTTTGAGGGCTACGAAAACCAGTGGAAAACGGCCAACACGCAGAACTGGCCGTATCTGGAGGTCAACCCTGACGTTACCGACGGTCAGGGCAACATGCTGCCCCTGCCACAGCGGGCGCAGCCGCCAATGGCCTCCAGTGGGCTGCTACAAGCAAAACTTGGGGCGTCTGAGGACGTTAAGTCCACCACTGGTCAATATGACGCCTCGCTGGGCCAAGTGTCCAACGAGCGGTCTGGCCGGGCGATTCTGGCCCGCCAGCGCGAGGGCGACACGGGGACGTATCACTACGTTGACAATCTCGCCCGTGCCGTGCGCTACGTCACCCGGCAACTGGTCGATCTGATCCCCAAGATTTACGACACGCAGCGCATCGCTCGCATCATCGGTGAAGATGGCGAGTCGAGCATGGTCAAGATGAACCCGATGCAGCCTGAACCTGTCAAGAAGATCGTTGACGAGCAGGGCGTGGTGATCGAGAAGATCTACAACCCGAGCGTCGGCAAGTACGACGTTGTGGTTGTCACCGGACCGGGCTACGCTACCAAGCGACAGGAGTCGCTGGAAGCGATGGCGCAATTGCTGCAGGGTAACCCGCAGCTTTGGGCGGTGGCAGGCGATTTGTTCGTTAAGAACATGGACTGGCCTGGCGCTCAAGAGATGGCAAAACGGTTTGCCAAGACCATCGACCCGAAGATTCTTACTGATGAAGAAGATCCTGCGCTCCAAGCGGCCAATCTCCAAATCCAAGCTATGGGCCAGGAGATGGAGCAGATGGCAGGTATGCTCCAGCGGGTTCAGCAGTCGATGGAGGCTCAGCAACTTGAGATTGACCGCTTCAAAGTTCAAACTGATGCGGAAATTAAGACCTATGAGGCTGAAACCCGGCGACTGCAAGCTGTCGCTGCCGGGATGCAGCCCGAGCAAGTTCAAGAAGTGGTCATGCAGACCCTTCGTGATGTGATGACCGCTGGTGATATGGCGATTGCCGAACAGAGGATGGAATGAGCCATTGTGCTGAATTCGTAGGTACGCTGTTTCTAGCGCGGGATGTAGCTCATTCCGTGCATCTGAACACTCGGTCGTTTTCCAAACACTCCGCACTCAATGAGTTCTATGACTCAATTGTGGATCTGGCGGACAAGTTTGCAGAAGCCTATCAGGGCCGGCATGGCCTGATCGGGCCGATTGCGCTGATGAGCGCTAAGAAAACGGGCAATATCGTCGAGTTTCTTGAAGATTCGCTTAAAGACATTGAAGAAATGCGCTACAAGGTGTGTGAAAAGAACGACACACCGATTCAAAACATCATCGACGAGATTGTTGGACAATACTTGTCTACGCTGTACAAATTGAAGTTCTTGGCATGATCCAACTGCAAGGACAGCCTGGTGAGCTGCGTTTTACGCTGCAGATCACTCGCAAAGACACCGGCAAGGTCGAAGAAGTCGAACTGGTCGGCAGAATCACATCTGAGGAATTGACCAATGGCAGTGACCCACAGCACAGCAGCCCGGAACGCAGCGACTGACGCTGTTACGGCGCTGATTGGCACTAGCGGCAACTTGGTGTTTCGCATTAGCCCCTCGTCAGTTGCCTCCCCCGGCACAGCCGTAGCTACGCTGCCCTTGAGCGCGACTGCGTTCGGCGCATCGTCAAGCGGTACGGCCACCGCCAACAGCATCACCTCGGACACCAACGCTACAGGTAACGCTTCGCCGGTCGCGTTTGCCACGTTGCAAACCAGTGGCGGGACGGTGGTGATTCATTGTGCTGTAGCCGCATCAGGGTCGGACATCAACATGACCAACGGGCTGACTGTAGCCAGTGGCGACACAGTTTCATGTTCGTCGCTGACCTACACCGCACTGAGCGCGTAACATGGCCGATAACGTACCCATCACCCCCGGCTCCGGCGCTGACATCGCCACGGATCAAGTTACCGGAACTGGCGAACAGATCCAGTTGATGAAACTTGCCATCAGTGCTGATGGCGACAGGACGCTGATCCCTGCGGACGCCAGCAATGGCATGCTGGTCG